CTTGTGTATTATCTACCTCACCAGGCACTCTTGCTTCAATCATTTTTTAATTTGTTTAATTAGTTAATCTATAAATATTTCTGACCATTGTAAAGGCATGGTCTTACCTTGTAAGTGTTTACATCTAGTACCAGCTGCTAGATCTACAGTATCAAAAGAGACCATAGTCTTATCTTCTTCTCTGTATATATAACCAATAGCGTCTGCATTAGTACAAGATATAGATTTAATCTTACCAGTAAGGTCAAGATCTTTTACTGCTACCTCTTTACCTTTCTTTTCTAGCATCTTATCTTTTAGGTGACCAACTAAGATAACATGATCCGCTAGCTTGTTCAGTCTTTCTATCCATTTCTTGTAGGCTATACGTAAATATAAATAGCCAGCGCCGTTTGGCAGTGATAGTACTGATGCACCAGGATTCTTTTGTTCAAAGTTTTTACCCATAGGAGTTTGCATGTAGATTTTTTTACCTTCGTCTTCACACCACTCTTCCAACTTTGTAATAGTATCGATAGCAATGTATTTGTAAGGTTTACCTTCTTTAATAATTTGTTTACCAACTTCTCCAAGTTCTTTTAGACTGTTCACTTTAATCTTAAGTGCATCAACCATATCTGAACCTGCTTCTAAGTCAATAATCAAACAATTTTTTAGTTTTGATAATGCTGTGGTTTTACCTATCTTAGGTGAACCATAAATAATCATATTCTTAGGCGACTTACGGCTCGCCTTTACCACTGTTTTTGGTAATTCCATAATTAGTTTCTTTCTTTAATATTAAATGTACTCATGTCTGCTTCATAGCCTATCATACCAAGCAAGCCATCACGATTCTTCTCGATGTGACAGGCAAGTAATCCTTCTGGATTCTCACCACAGTATGTATCTGTAATATTATACAAATCATACGGACGATTAAGAATCATAACTACATGTGCATCTTGACCAATACTGTCACCACCAAATAAATCTGTTAGTAATGGTTGATACTGATTCTTTGCACGATGCTCTTGTTCTATGTTACGATTAAGCTGTGATAATAAAATGTTTACTACTCCAAGTTTTGATTGCATCCACATACAACCTTTTGAGATGGTATTTAGTCTTTTGAGCTCGGTATCTTCTGATCCCCTAATGAGCCGTGAATGGTCAAATATGTTTATGACTGTATATTCTGGATGTTGTTGAAATAACTCTTCGTTAGTATTCATTATGTATTCCATAGATCTAGGAACATTGTTGAAATATATAGGATAATCTTTATACTTCTGCACCTTAGATGCATATGTTCTAAAATCTATATCTGACAAAGGATTGTCTACAGATAGTAGATCACCCATTTGTTTCTTTACGTCTTTTGACGCGGACCGCATTACCTGTTGGTAACCGGGCATCTCAAATGTCCAATAAAGAACTTTGAGTTTTTTACCTCTATTTGTATCTAATACATCAAAGATAAGCTGGTTGCTAAATGCTGATTTACCCACACCGGGACGACCTGCAATAACATACATCTTAGCTTTTTGTAAACCACCTAATAAATTTCTATTCAGACGTTTCCAAGATGTAGGTAGTACATCACGTTTACCTAACTTAGCATCTTTTACAATTGCAATTGATTGACCAACTGCTTTATCTATTCTTTGAAATCCTCTGGTTTTAAATACATCATAGCTTTCTGGTAATTCTGTTTTCGGTTTGTTCTCCTGCATTTTCTATATTTTGGTATTTTTCCCATGTATGGTTATTGAGCCACACTTCTAGGCTTTGCATGTACTCTAGATTGAATCTTTCTTCTTTCAATTGTACATCTAATAGTTTTAATATTCTGTCGTGTATATGTTTTTTGTTACCAACAATGCGTCTGTATCTTTCTTTTGCTTTTCTATTTGCTTTTGAATTTGGGTCGTGTGCTCTTAATATTCTGTTCGTTCCATTTTTAGTTCTAACTTTCATAGGATATGCTAGTAACAAAGAGTTAAACATTTGATCAAAGTCAGTAGAAAATAAATCTATAAACTTCTGTCTAACCACATGTTCTTTTGGTGTGTTACCTAATTTAACAAATCCTTTATCTTGTAAATCTTCCCAATTAGGTGAGATACACAAACTATCTAGGGTCTTAAATCCCTTTCTATAAATAGTATATAACGCTAAATAATCATCAGCACTAATACCATAATCTATCAATAATTGTACGTCAATTTCTATTTGCATAAGCTTTCAAATTTACGAAAAATGTACCTGACTACAAAGGTAACCAGGTAACATTTTTCAATGTTTTTACACTACTTTTTAACCACTTTTCTTCTTGACTACCAGCAACATACAGTATAATTATCTTACCAATTTTATCTTCTTGGAATCGTATAATTCTACCCACACGTTGTATCATAGTCAAAGCTTTACTAGTTAATCCACATATAACAGCCATAGTTGCATCAGCAACATCAAAACCTTGATTCAAAGCTTTAGTAGAACATAGCACAGGCTTGTCACCTGATCTAAAATCTTCTAATGCTTTTTCTCTTTGTTTCTTTGTTTTACCACTATGGTATACAGTAGAGAATGTTTCAGTAGCATCAGCAAGTTTATTAGTAAACTCATTACTGCCACCAAATACTAGTATCTTTTCTCCAATATTATCAATTACAATTTTCTGTAACTCAGCCATCTTATTAGATGCATGATCTACTACAGTCTTACGTTGTCTAATAGATCTGTAAAACTGTGCAGCTGCAGCTTTTTCTTTCTGACTAGCAGTATTTTTACCAGGTCCCATAATATATTTAGCTTGATCAAACGCATCAAACTGTCCAAGTATATACTTAGCATATATAAATGTATTATTAGCCTTCTTATAATCTGCGTGTTCTTCTGTAGTCAGCTCGACAGGCATACATATAATCTCATAAGGAGATACAAGTCCCAAACTAACACATTTATCTAGTGTAATTTTATATGCTATAGGTGCCATCTTTTCAAGTAATAATCTATACTCAAAATCTTCTGGCAATGTAGCAGTCATACACAATAGTTTATCATAAGTATTATTTTCAAAGAACTTACGATACTCTGGTGATAAACCAAGATGTATTTCATCACATACTACTATAGCATAGTGATTGTCTTTAAGTTTATATGCACTCTGATAACATAGTACTTCTACATTATCTAGTACAGCTTCGTAACCCCACTTAATAAACTCTTCTTTAAACTGTTCTTGTAACTGTGTTGTAGGAACTATAACTAAAGCCTTACCATCTACACTATCAAGAATTTTACTAACAGCAATAACCCCGCAACGAGACTTACCAAAGCCAGTCCCAGCAATGATACTACCAATAAAACCTTGCTTAGCCCACTTGTTAAGAGCTTTCTTTTGTTCTTTATCTTTGATTTCATTTACTTTACTTACTTGCATGTCCATAAATTCACTGTTCTATTTGTTTGTGCATCAAAAAATACACCAGCATACATAACTAAACCTTTATCTCTTAGTTCTGTTACTCTACCTGTGACTCTATTAATGTCCCAATCTAATTGTTTTGCAATCATTCTATTTGTAGCTTTACCAAGTTTTTTGATTGCAATCAAAACCTGTGTTTGTCTAAGTGAAATCGTATTATCATCATGTAGTTTCTTGTAAGAGTCTACAGATGCATCGTTAATCTTCATATGTTTCATAGTCATATTCTTTATTATCTAATTCATCTAATATTTCTTCTTGCAGTTCGTCCCTATCAAATCCTTCTTGTTGTTCAAGAAGTGGTAATATATCTACATTAACAGGCACACCATTTTTATCTTTTAGTACATGCCATATTGCTTTAATATCAACACTAGCATCAGCACCTGGATGATCATAAGTCGAGGGTTCCCCTGCTTCATAAGTATATTCTACATCGTAGTAATGCTCATCCCATTCAATTGTATGTATAGGCATAATTTTCATTTTATAGTTCATAATATTTAATTTTAAGTTAAAAAGAAGGCAATGCCCCCACCTGCGGGGACACCCTTCTTAAACAGATCTGTTATTTTTTTCTTTGTTTATCAAACTCTTCTAAATTTTTCTTTAAGTTTTTTCGTGATATACGTCTTTCTATATGACATTCTATCTGACTAACAATATAAATACCTAGTATTACACCAGATATTGATATTAATAATATTCCTACTGTACTCATCTTAATATTTTTTTTAATTCTTTTCTAGTTAACTTCTTTTCCAATTTATCCATTCTATCGTTAAGTGTTTTAACTTTTTCACGTAATTCTATATTTTCTTGTACTAATAAATCTAAAAAACTTTTAGTTCTAGTCATACTAGAAAAATTAGACAATAGAATTTGTTCAGCTGAATTATAGTTACGTCTGTATCTAGCATCACTTTTTATTAGTATATCATGTTGTCCTACATAATATAAAATACTTGCGTGATTTCTTTTTACATACCTACCTATTAATTGAAACTGTAATCCAAGATGTAATCTACACAATACAGCATAGATACGTCTTGCATCAACAGCTTCTCTAAGTCTGTGTCTGCCTTTAATATGTTCTTTTGGTACATCTGTAATATCAGACACCATCTCTAAAACTTTAGATAGTTTATCATAATACGACGTATCAGTCACATTGGCAAACTGTTGGCTTACTTTTCCCATACTTTACTAATATTTGTGTCTGCCTTAAGCAAACCGTTAGTTACTACTTGTAATGCTGCAAGCTCCATTAATTCTGTCATTTTACGTACCCACTTCTCTGAATATTCTATTTTACAAATAGTGTCAATCTGATCATGAACAGTCATAACTATTTTAATAGGAGCATTAGTTCTTTTAATATAATCTCTAATAAGAACTAGAGCTAACTTAGTCATATCTGCAGATGCACCTTGAATAGGTGTATTCTTTGATGCTCGTTCAATACTACCAAGTTCAAACTTATCACTGCCTTCTTTATACATTCTTGCAGACCAAGTAGGAAACCAGCGACGTCTGTTATAAGGCGGAAATGTTTTAATGTATCCATACTTTTTACCAAAGGTTCCAAGCTTATCTAAGAATCCACCAATAGCAGGAAATGCAGCAAAGTATTTTTTAATTAAAGCTTCTGCATCTTTTGTAGATATATCTAAAGTATCTGCAAGTTTATGTGGACCCATACCATAGGCTAGTCCAAAGTTAATTGTCTTAACATTTGTACGTAACTTAGCGTGCTTAGGACAACTGCACTTTTGCTTACGACGGACAAAAGCACAGTCATCTTCTGCACCTTCTAACCATTCTTTGCCGTAAACTAGATCAGCACATACACTGTGAAGATCTTGTCCTTTCTGAAGAGCATCTATCCATACCGGATCTTGACTACCAAAAGCTATGACATTCAACTCTTGACTACTATAGTCTGATGACACAAAGCACCAGCCTTCAGGTGCAATAAAACAGTTTCTAAATTTATTATCTGCAGGTATCTGTTGCATGTTAGGTTTCTTACTAGCAACACGACCGGTATCCAATATCTGATTAAAATTAGTATGAATCTTATTGTCACTAGATACAAACTTAAAAAAGTCTTTACCGTATGATGTAGCAAGTTTCATCTTTTCTTTATACTTTACATACAAATCAATGATATTATGTTGACGTCTATATTTATACATCTTTTTACCATTAACATCTTCTAAATCTGGTACAAGAGTTTTAAATATCTTCAGCACTTGTGTAGGACTAGTCCATTTTATATCTACCTTTCTCAAGTCTTCATTGTCTGTAAACAAATCAGTTTGAATATGTGTAGGTATAAACTTACTAAGTCTTGGATCATTTACAAGTAACTCATCTAGTTTATCACGCATAGTTAAAGCAACTTTCTCACTATGTTTTGCAATAACTTCCCATTTGTCTCTATCTATATCTAGACCATTGTATTCTATATCAGCAAATGCTTTTACAGCAAAGTTTTCTAGTTCAACAACTTTTTCTAGTTTAAATGATTCTATCTTAGGTAGTTGTAGTTCTCTAATCTTGCATAAATACTCTACATCTTTTGCACCATAGACTATCTGATCATCTCTAAATGGTTCACCAGATAAACCTATGAATTGATTTCTCACTTCTTTATTTAGTTCTACATTTAAATATCTTTTACATAAATCTTTAAGTCCATATCCTATATGTCTACCACAAGATATAACTCTTTCTGTCAAAAATGTATCATAGATACCTTCACAATCTATGTTTGCCCATTTTTTAATAAACTTGTAGTCAAACTTAGCATTGTGAAATATCTTAGTGATAGTTAAACTTTCCAATACATCTCTTAGCGGTTCAATACTTATATGTCTTGTATCGATTACAAACTGGTTGTCTGCATCACCTATCTGAAACATAATCATTTTCTTACAGGTGAAATCAAAACCTTCAGTTTCTGTGTCTACACCAAGAACTTCTTTTGTTATACAATAGTCAACAACATCTTGTATAGTTCCAAGATTATAAGAGTTACTAAGACTTGTAGAGTTAGTTACGAATGTGATCATCTTTTAATTGTTTTAAAAATCCTTGCATAAACATAACCATATAACCTGCAAATTCAGTATCATATTTTGTTCCGCAATATGTAAATGTTTCTAAATTATTTTCTTTTGCTATAGTATAGGCATCAACAAAATCTTGTCCTTCTCCATTCTGTAGCATAATTTGTATCGTATCAAATGTACTCATATCTTTATTTTTTAAAAGGTTAAGCAAAGAAAAGGGGCACGAAGCCCCCTATCCTTACAATTTAAAAATGTATATATTGCTTAGTTTAGCCCCTAAGCAAGGCTTTAACAGTTTTTGTGGTTGAAATTGTGATTATTCTATGTCTTTGATAATCAGGCAGTTGTGTATACATATAAATAAATTGCTTATAATTACTATGCAAATATAAGAAAAATGGGTATACCAACCTAATGATATACCCATTTTATTTACACATATTAAGAGAATATTTCTCCTGTGCTAGTGTCAACAGCTACATTTTCTTCTACTACCATCTGTGGTGTAGATACAGCTTCAACATCAGCCTCTAAAAATACATCTTCTGGTGCTGAGAACTTAACCTCGGCATTTGTAAAGATGTAATTACCTTTATGCATAATATAATCTCCATCAGCTCCCTTTCTCTTAGCAGCAGTAGAAACATTTTGTGATTGCCACTCATTTGGAGTAGTAGTTTCTTGAATTTGAACTCTCATTGGAAACTCTTTTCCTTCAAAAACAGCTACAGGATTAAGAATGTTAACTTCAAGAACTTCATAACCATTGTCATCAATAGTCCAGTTTTGATTGTCATCCAATTTTACACCCAAAGCTTCTTCTAGATCTGTAAGTTGACCATTTTGCCATGCTCTTCTTGCAGAGTTTCTAGAGAATCTGTTGTCAGATTTATTAAATACATAAGCAGCAGATAACCCACGAGAGCCTTCCTTGACTTCTGCTAGTTCTACTGAAATAAAACCATTACTAACTTTTCTAAATCTAGTTAGTAATACTTCACCTAGTTTTAGAGTGGATAGGCTACCACTATTCAATTGATTTGTCATTTTTAAAAATGTGTTAAAGTGTTAATAAAATTAGTACTAATAATAAAGTTCTATTCCATCTGCATCAACGAATGATCTTAACTCAGGAGTTATATCTACGTCTTCATTTGAAATAATACTTAAGTTTTTTTGTGAACTGGTACATTCAGATAAGAATCTAGATGCTTGTTCTAAATCATTGAATTTCTTTTCAAAGATTTTTGTATGATAACAACTATCTATCTCGTGATCATTGCCATCATTAGCTGTGTATGTAACAACATACAATTTTTTACTACTCATTGTTTTGTTTTTTAAGATTAATATTCAGTTAATTTGTGTAATACTTGTTTAAATAAAAACAAGGAGGAGATGTAGATACCCCAAAGTATAACCGCAGTGTTAATAAAATTAAGTTACTACTAACCTCCTTGTTTTAGATTGTAAATGTTATTGTCCTCCAGTCCAACCTCCACCACAAGTTTTAGTCATAGGTTTCCCTGTTCCTACATTATAACATTGTGTACTTGCGCAACTAGATAAACAAAACATTGTTACTAGACATATAGTTACAAAAACTAATTCTGCACTATATTTTTCAAATAAATTTTTCATAATAATACATTTTAAATTAAAAGAAAGTGAATGGTCCCTTTCGTCTTACGACTACTCAGGACTACCATCCACAATTGTTTTTTCAACTGGTTTGTTCTCACAAAATTTAATAACATGATTAAGATCTGTTAAGAGTTGTTTCCTAGTAGGTTCTAGAACCTTAAGAAACCTTTGACATTCTTTAAGAACATTGATTTGCCACATAGGTATTTGTTCTGAATGTTTTCTAAAGTCTTCATGAGTCTTACCAACTTGAAGAGTTAATCTAATTATCTCATCAGCGTAATCGTCAAGTTTTTGATTAAGATCTACTTTTTCACTAGTAAGTAAATCTATCTCACGTTGTAATTTCGTGATCTGAAGATTTTTCTCCAGTATTTTTTTGTCCATTTCCATGTTGATACATTTTTAATTTAGATTCTAATTCTTTTATCCTATTCTGTAGAGATAGAATCTTTAAATCCCTACGAATAATCTTTTGTTGTAGTGTTAAGTCACTATTTTTTCTGAAGTCTAACATAACTATTTCTTTTTATTATAATATTCATTACTAATTGAATCAACTTTATGAATGTAATCAATCCATAATAAGTCTAATTGTTTATGATAATTAATTTTATCTTGTTGTTCTTCATAACTAAGTGATCTACCTAGACCACACGATGATAATACACACACTACAAGTAATGTGTATATTATTCGTGATAAATAATTTGTTTTCATAATCGTTATTCTTTTAGATGATTTATATACTTTCTTAAATCTTTTAGTATTGAACGACTAGTTTGATCTTCATCAACCATTTCATTATCTAATCTAAATAGTTTAGTCTTCATCATTTCTTCTACATCAGTTACATCAACTGTAACAGGTTCTTCAAACATATCTAATTTAACTGGTTGTAATCTTTCTAACCAAGTAACCATCTTCATCATTTGTTCGTGTGTTTCTTCTAATAGAAACAATAAATCAGTTTTTTCTTTTGACATTTTTAAATTTATTTAAGTTAAACATTATGAACAGTTTTAACACTTGTTCAGGTGAGTTTTAAAATTACATTGAATCACCAAAGAAATAAAACATTAAACCTACCATAACAAAGATAAGTAATATGTCAAAAAAGTTTGGTTGTAAATCTTCTTCTAAACCCATAAGTGATATATTTTATAATAATAATAATCTACTAAGTTTGTAATTGTAGTCAAAATGGTGTGAATGTGTAGTAGTTGTCACACTCACACCGTAACTTTGTATTACGTTGACTTACAAAAAAAAGAAACCGTAGAACTAGTCTACGATTACTTCACAACCTACAGTTAATAAATCCCATTGAGACTTATCATATAGGAGAACACAAGAAGGTGGATTACTTTCTTTCTGAAAGTCTAAACAACCTGAGTCCTTATCAATAGGTACAGTACGAGTGACATTGTACAGTCCTAATTTATACTCGTGTCCATTCTTGTCGACACCTTCTCTAACATGTGTGATTTTTACTTTGTTCATAATATATACATTTTTATTAAATTATGGACGGGACTATCCCAAATCCGACATATAGACCGGGTCTTTGCAATATGTGGTCCACGCTCTCAAAAATTTCCCACAAAAAAATTTTTTTTATAATTTTATTTTTTTATATCTTTGCACCGCAACATTATCATCCCCCGGTAACCATAAAAGGGATTAGACATCGGATTGTAGGGTCAAATAGATCTAGAGTTTTCTCCGGTAGTTGCAAAAAGAGCACATAGTATAAGCTCTAGTTAGGATACATTACACACAGGTAAGTGTGGTGAATTAACACCAGTATTAGTATCCTTGGGTCTCTGTAAAAAGAAGCACTGCTAGACGTGAAATCTCTGCTTGAAATAGACTTCGCAAGGGGGAAAGGTGTATCCAATTGACATTTTGTATAAATTTGTTTGGAGATGTAAATAATTCTTTTATATATTTGCAAAAACAAACTAATTATAGATACAATGAAAAATAAATTAACATTCAAACCCTTTGGTGCGTGGATTATTGTCCCAAAACCAGATGCAAAAAGCCGTGAGTCTGGTATTATCTTAGACGATGAAACTGCCAAACAATTTCAAACAAATATAGTAGAAGTATTAGCTGTAGGACCACAGGTTACACAATGTAAACCTGGAGATACTATAATGGTAGATCCAAATACAGAAGCTATGCTTATACATATTGAAGACATTCCTTACTTATTTGTAAACGAATTCCAAGTATTAGGTAAATTCTAATGAAAGTACCAGGCACAGTATCAATAACGCTAGAGGATTACCATGCGCTTATAGACAGTGCAGTAAAAATTAATGAATCCAAAGAAAAGTTGCAAAGATCTGCAAAAGAGCTAGCAGTTTTTCTAAGTTTTATTTGTACTAGGCAGGATATATCTAAACATGTACAAGAGTTTAACAAACAATCTAGGACTGCTAAGATTGTAGTAGAAGATAATAGAGCAACAATAAATTTTTTAGATGATGTGGATAACAAGTAGTACATTAGGGAATAATGTAAAAATAACAACAACCAATTATGGATATATTTTAAAATATGAAACAAAAAATAACAATTAATGTAAATTCTACATTTAAATATTTACAATTGTGGAATGGTATTTTTAACTTAACAGATATGGAGTTAAGAGTACTATCTATATTAGTAGATTCACAGAATGTATCAGAAGAAGATAATCTATGCAGCCCTAAACTAAAAAAAGTTACAGCAAATGCATTAGGAATAAAAGATCCTCACACATTAAACAATTATGTAAAAAAGTTTAAAGATAAAAGAGCTATATACAAAGAAGGTAAGAATTATAAACTTAACAAGTTGTTAAACGTAAATACAGAAAGTGTTGAAATTAGTATCAATTGGACTAAATAAAGCAGAAGACGCTATTATAACAGAGTATGTAGCAATAGGTGAATGGTATGTTATGATCGTTCAAGATTTAAATGGAGAATGCATAGGATTAATAACAGAAAAATTATATGACAGATAAAAAATTACCGAGCATATGGCAGATGACTAAAAACTTTAGTCGTGACGTTGCTAAATACATTGCAGAAGGAGCACCCAATGTATCTCCAAAAGATTATACACAAAGACTAGCAACTTGTAATAGTTGTGAATTTTTAATTAGGGACAAGATGAGATGTTCTGCTTGTGGCTGTTTGTTAGAACACAAAGCAAAGTGGAGAACTACAAAATGTCCAAAAGATAAATGGAAAAACCAATATGGCGAAAACGAAGAAGGGGGCGATTCACAATCTAGCGACTAAATATAATCTACCTTTGGAAAAAGTAGAAGCTATAGTTACCAGTCAATTTAAACATGTAGCTAAAGTTATGAGTAGTGGTAAATTTGAATCAGTAAGACTACCATACTTTGGTAAATTTTCTGTAAAGAAAGGTAGAGTTAAATATATAAATCGTGAAAAGTAATATTATATACATACTACGATTATTTAATTATTATTTTATACCTAGAATAATAGGTTTTATAATTTTAAAAATTAAATGGTGGTATACATATAATTATATATTTAAAACTAAGACAGTAAAACTAAAAGAAATATGGAATGATCCAAATTTTAAAAAAAATCATAAGTATTACGATTGGGAAGGTTTAGAAAATAGTATTAGAAAGAATGGTTTTCAACCTAAGTATGGTCCTAAATTAATATGTCAGCAACTTATAAATGAGAATAACAAACCACACTGGGAGCTCATGAGAAAATATTTAACAAATGATGACATAAAATATACTATGAAAGATGGAGCACATAGAATACAAGCTATGAAAAATATATACGGACTTGAACATGAAATAACATTAAAAGTTTATGATATAACAATGTTAAATCCAGAGGATATATGGACATTTGCACATTACACATCAATACCTAAAAAGAATGAATTTAATAACTATCTCTAATAACGTAGCTGTACCTTCTGCGTACACTTTAACAATTATAGAATTTAAAAATTTAAATACTAAAGAACTGGCGTATGTTTATTTTATGTGCGACCATCATTCACCTTTTTCAGTATATGATGAAGATAAAAGACATGAAGAAGTATGTCTAAGTGTGTTTGGTAAAACAGATTGGAAAACTACAGATAAAGTAAAAGTAGCTTGTGATAAATATAAAAAATTAAAAGAAACATCTGCAGTTAGACTACTAAAAGCTGCAAGAGAATCTGTAGTCAAATTAGAAAAATATTTTAAAACTATTGATTTAACTTTGGTAGATGACAATGGAAAGCCTATATTTGCTGCAAAAGACCTTGTTGCTAACTTGTCAAAAATGGGTGACGTTGTTAACGGGTTAACTAAATTAGAAGATCTAGTTAAGAAAGAAGAGCAAGTAAAAACAGGTAACAGAGGAGGGGTTGAGGTCAATAAATATAGTCAATAATGGATTTTATAGATGACATAAACGATTACGGTGAAGCAATGCGGAATGCTTATATGATTGTTACAAAAAAAATAACTTTAGATGATGTCTTTGCAGATTTAGAAAGAAAATGGGCAATGGAAGAGGATGTTAAATTCTTTTTACCATTTGATCCTATAAATCAAGATGGAAGAGATCCTGCTACTTTAGATTTACTAATTGAATATTTTATAGATACAGAAGAGTATGAAAAATGTGCAGAATTACAAACCATTAAAGATAAAGTTATTAAATGTTTAGAGGAACAAACAGACTAAGAACAGCTGCTTTACATTTTATTAAGAATGGGTACTACACTTCTACATTACCTGGTACAAAAGAGTACTATGACTACTGGGATGAAGAAAAGAAGAGGTGTTTGTATGGATATACTGTAGGTAAAGACACTGATACAGAGATTACAATTACAGGTAATCACTATTTCTACTTAAATTACTGCCCTATTGACAGATCTGTTGATGAGGAACTACCAGATGGTACAATTATAGCAAAAAGAGAGCGTACATTTCCTGCATTTTACGATGGAGATTGGAAATATTTTACCGCAGTGGACCAATGTAGACGTGAAAACAAACATATGACGGTATTAAAAGCACGTCGTAAAGGATATTCTTATAAAGCTGCAGCAATGCTGGCTAGAAACTATTTTCATGTACGTAATAGTAAAAATTATGTATTTGCAGGACAAAAAGAATATCTTATTGGTGATGGACTACTATCTAAAGCTTGGGAAATACTATCATTTGTAGATGATAATACAGCATGGAGTCAACCTAGACTACGAGACAGAGAAATGAACAAAATGTCTGGATATAAAAAGAATGTAAACGGTGCAGATGTAGAGTTAGGTATGAAATCACAGATTATGGGTGTATCTTTGAAAGATCAGCCAGATAAAGTAAGGGGTAAAGCAGGAGAGCTTATATTTTTTGAAGAAGCGGGTGCATTTCCAGGATTACTAAAAGCATGGGAAGTAGCAATGCCAACTATGAGACAAGGTAATAAAACTTTAGGTACAATGATTGCATTTGGTACAGGTGGTACAGAAGGTGCAGACTTTGAAGGTATGGAAGAATTATTTTATAATCCAGAGTCTTATGATTGTCTATCTTTTGATAATGTATGGGACGATGGTGCAATGGGTACAGTGTGTGGACATTTTGTTCCTATATATGAAAACTTAGAAGGATTTATTGATGAAGATGGTAACTCACAAGTTGAGCCAGCTATTGACTTTGAAGAAACAAATAGAAATAAAAAGAAAGGTACAAATGATCCTAAAGCATTTGATCAGTATATAGCGGAACATCCACAAAATCCTAGAGAAGCTACATTACAAGTATCATCTAATTTATTTGATATAGCATCTTTACAAGAACAATATAATAAAGTAAAAGTTAGTAAACTACATGCTATAGGAACAGCTGGTAAGCTATACTATGGCAAAGAAAATAGAATAACATTTAAGCCTGATGGCGATCTACGTCCAATAATAAGATTCCCACATAGAAAAGAAGATGCATTAGATGGTGCAGTGGTAATATACGAAGGACCTTATAGAAATCAACAAGGACAAACACCACATAATTTATATCTAGTTTGTCATGACCCTTATGGTCAAAATAAATCTGCAGACAGTACATCTTTAGGAGCAGCATATGTAATTAAAAGAGTAAACAATGTAAGTAGACCTGATGATATGATTGTAGCATCTTATATAGGTAGACCACATTCACAAGATGAGTATAATAAAAATTTATTTATGTTAGCTGATTATTACAATGCTAAGATAGGATTTGAGAATGACCGTGGTGCAGTTATACAATATGCTAGACAACATAGAAAACTACATAGACTGCAAGAAGAATTTGAAATGTTAGACAAAAAAGATTTGCGTTCTAAAAATGTAAAACGTCAGTTTGGGATGCATACAACAGAAGCAAGAAAAAGACAAGGAGAGTTATATATAAGAGATTGG